CGGCAGTCTCTACCTGCTGGCCAAGCAGAACGTCTCCTCGGTCGTGGTGAAGGACTCCTCGGCCACGCCCAAGACGCTGCCGGCCGGGCAGTACAGCCTGAACGCCAAGCATGGCTCGCTGGCGATCAACGATGTGACCACCGGCGGCCCCTATGTCGAAGCCTTCCAGGTCGATTACGCCTACGGCACGGCGCAGAGCACCGCGATGTTCACCCAACCGTTGCCCGAGCGCTGGATTCGCTTCGAGGGGCTCAACACCGCCGACAGCAACCGCGAGGTGGTGATCGACCTTTACCGGGTCGCGATCAACCCGGCGCGCGAGCTGTCGGTGATCACCGACGAACTGCTGAAGTTCGAGCTGTCCGGCCAGGTGCTGGCCGACACGCTGAAGCCCGCCCAGGGCGACCTCGGCCAGTTCGGCCGCATCGTGCTGCTGTGAGGTGCACTATGGACGATTTCGCGAGCTTCCCGCCGCAACCGCAGTCGCTGGAGATCGCCGGTGACACCCTGGCGCTCACACCGATCCGCGTCGGCGAGGTTCCGGCTCTCTTGGCCGCCATCAAACCGATCGCACCGCATCTGGTGAACGGCGATCCGGACTGGCTCGCACTGCTCACGGAGCACGGCGACGCCATCCTCGATGCCCTGGCTATCGCCGCCCGCCGGCCTCGCGAATGGGTGGAGGCGCTGTCCCTCGACGACGCAGTCCTGCTGGCGACGGCACTGTTCGAGGTGAACGTGGATTTTTTCGTGCAGCGGGTCGTGCCCGCGATCCAGAGCGCCGCCGCGCGCATCGACCGGAACGTGCGGGCGGCTGGGATGACGCCATCCACCGCCTGATACACGCCGGCCACCGCCTGCCCGACATCCTGGACTACACCCTGGCCCAGATGGAGGCCTTTCTCGAGGCGGAGCACCGCCGCAGTCGCGAACACCTGGGTCTGCTGCTCGTCGTGACCGCCGTCGCCAGTCAGGGCGACAAGCGCTCCATCGAACGCCTGCAACGGGAACTCGACCGTGCGGATTGATCTTTCCACGAGCGGACTGCTCGACCCGCGCGAGCTCTCGGCCTGGTCCACGGCGCGCCGTCAGGCCATTCACGCGGCGCTCGGGCGCGGCATGCGCGCCGGCTCCCGCGAGGTACGCGATGCGGCCCGCGCCCAGATGCGCAGCGCCTTCCAGGTCAAGCAGGCGAGCTTCGTATCCTCGATGCAGGCCAAGGTGCTCGACCGCAAGCCGGAGCGCCTGCCGGCGCTGCTGGTCGGCAGCCGCATTCCCTGGCTGGGCATCCATGAACGCGGTGGCACGGTGGCCGGCAACCTGCTGATCCCGCTGCTGCCGGGACGGATCGGCCCCAAACGCTTCCGCCAGGTCATCGACAGCCTGATGCGTTCGGGCAACGCCTTCTTCATCGAGAAGGACGGCCGCGTGCTGCTGATGGCCGAAAACATCCGCGAGAACGCCAACGTGCTCGGGCGGTTCAAGCGCGCCGAGCGCGGGCGCACGGGCGCCAAACGCATCACCCGCGGGCAGGAAATCCCGATCGCCGTCCTGGTCCGTCGCGTCGACCTCAAGCGGCGCCTGGATCTGGCCGGCTCCGTTCAACGCGCCTTGCCGCACCTGGCGAGCGCCATTCAAAGAGAACTGGCTCGAAGCTGATGGCCAACAACCGCGCGCAGATCCTGATCAGCGCCGTCGACCAGACCCGGGGCGCGTTCGACTCGATCAAGCGCAACCTCGGCGACCTGGGCAACGCCGCGCGCTCCCTCAAGGGCGTGCTCGGTACGCTGGGTGTCGCCCTCTCGGCTGCCGGACTGGGTGCGATGGTCAAGTCGGCCCTGGATTCGGCCGACGCCCTGTCCAAGCTATCCCAGCGGGTCGGGATCACGGTCGAGTCGCTGTCGCTGCTGATGCCGGCGGCGGAACTGTCCGGCGTGAGCGCCGAGAAGTTCGAGGGCGGACTGCGCCGGCTCGCGGCCCGGATGCTGGAGGCGGCGACGGGCTCTGCCGAGGCGGCGCGCGGCTTCGAGGCCCTCGGTGTCGCGTTCCGCAACCAGGACGGCAGCCTGCGCGCCACCGACCAGGTTTTGCTGGACCTGGCCGACCGCTTCAAGACGATGCCGGACGGGGCGGAGAAAACCGCCCTGGCCATGCAGGTCTTCGGCAAGTCCGGCGCCGACCTGATTCCCTTCCTGAACCAGGGGCGCGACGGTGTCGAGGCGCTGACGGCGGAGATGCAGGCGTTGGGCCTGCAGATCGGCGGCGACACCGCCGCCCAGGCCGAGGTCTTCAACGACGCCCTCGCCAAGGTGCGCATGGCGGTCGGGAGCATCGCCAACCGGGTCATCGAGGACTTCCTCCCAGCGATGAACCAGATGGCCGAGGGCATGGTCGAGTCGGCCAAGCAGGGCGGCACCCTGCGCCAGATCCTCGACGGCATCGTCTACGTGCTGAAGCTCCTCGCTCTGGGCGCGGCGACCGTGGGCAAGGCCTTCGTCGCACTCGGCGAGGCCATCGGCGCCGGCATGGCCGCCGCCGTGGAGGCCCTGTCAGGCAACGTCTCGGGGGCCAAGGCGATCATCGCCGAACTCAAGGGCAGCCTCGTCCAGCGGCTGGACGAGCTGGCCGAGTTCCACGACGCCCTGTTCGACCCGAAACCGATCGAACTGCCCGCCCCGGCGATCCGGCCCGACGGCTCCGTGCTCGACCGGATCGGCGGCACGGGCCGAGCCCGCGACAACACGGCCGCCCGCCTCGCCCTGGCCAAGGCTCAGGCCGACGCCGAGTTCAAACTGCTCAAGGATGCCCTCGAACGGCAGGGCCGCGCGCTCGATCAGGCGCTGAGCGACCGGCTGCTCTCGATCCGCGACTACTACGCGGCCAAGACCGATCTGGAGACGCGCGAAATCGACGCAGAGATGGCGCGGCTTCAGACGCAGCTCACCACGCAACGGCGCTTGGCGCTCTCGGGCGCCGACGAAGGTGCCCGACTGCGGGCACGGGCCGAGGTCGCCAAGCTCGAATCGGAGCTCATCGTCCTCAACAACAAACGGGCCGATGTCGAGGTGGCGAACGCCCGCAAGGCAGCGGAGGCCGAGCGCGAACTGGCCGACGCGCTGACACAGGCCCGCGAGGAGCTGGCGCAGATCACCGGCCAATCCAGTGCCGCCGCTCGTCAAGCCGCGATCGAACGCAGTTACCGGGATCTCAAGGCCCGGCTGCTGGCCGAGAACGACGCCGAGGGCGTGTCGCTCATCGACCGGCTGATCGATGTCAAAGCCGCGCAGGCCAATCTGGCCGCGTTGGAAGCCGAGTGGCGGCTGGTGACCGAACGGCTACGCAATGCGCAGGAAGCCATCCAGGTCCAGCAGCAGGCCGGGCTGCTCACCGAGGCGCAGGCACGCAAAGAGATCGTTGCCCTGCAACGGCAATCGGCCGCCGAGATGGAACGGCTGCTACCGACCATGCAGCAGGCGGCACAGGCCATCGGGCCGGATGCCGTCGTTCGGGTGCAGGCGTGGCGCAACGAGCTGGAGCGCACAAAGCTGGTCGTCGACGAACTGGCGCCGCTGTGGAACCGCATCGGCGAGAGCTTCGGCAGCGCTCTGAACGCGATGATCACCGGCGCCCAGACCTGGCGCGGCGCACTGTTCAGTCTATTCCAGCAGATCAACCAGGCCTTCCTGCAGCAGCTCGTCATCCAGCCGTTCCAGCAGTGGATGGCCATGCAGGCGCGCATGCTGGCCGCCAAGCTCGGCTTCGTGCAGCAAGAACAGGCCATGGACGCGGCCGCCAGCGCCACTGCCGTGGCGCAGAAATCGGCGGAAACCACGGCGGTCGTTTCGATGGACGCCGCCAAGGCCGGGGCCGGTGCGGCGGCTTCACAAGCCTCCATCCCCTATGTGGGACCGACGCTCGCGGCGGCGGCCATGGTCGCCATGGTCGCGGCGGTGATGGCGCTGCTCGGCAACGTGAAGAAGTTCGCCGCCGGCGGCCTGGTCACCGGCCCCGGTACCTCGACCTCGGATTCGATCCCGGCGCGGCTGTCGGCCGGCGAGTTCGTCGTCAATGCGGCCGCCGTGAAGCGTCTGGGCGTCGGTTTCCTGCAGGCCATCAACGGCCTGTCCGTCGGCCCGCGCGTGCAGGGACCGGCGCTCGCCTTCGCGGCCGGGGGCCTGGTGCCCGACACCGCCCCGCAGGCGGCCGCGAGCACCGCCGTGCGCATCGTCAACGTGATCGACCCAGAGATGGCCGCCGACTATCTGAACTCGTCCGCGGGCGAAAAAACCATTCTCAACATCCTGCAACGCAACGCGGGCGCGGTGCGGCAGGTGCTGAGCTGACCCATCAACGCACACAGCGAGGACAACACGCATGACGGCCTATGTCGGCTTCGTCGACAACGCCACGCTGCTGGCCCACCAGAAGATGCTCGAAACGATTCGGGACGTCTGCCTGGCCGAGGGTTGGACCATCCTGCGCTACGACACCGCGCTCACGAACCACGAACTGATCGTGATGGCGCCGGGGCTTTCCGGCACCGAACAGATCTTCTGCGGCGTCTACTGCTATCAGAGCAGCGACGCGGATTACTACAACCTGGCCGTGGCGACCATGAAGGGCTATGTCGACGCTAACTCGTTCCTGACCCAGCCGGGCATCTCGCCGGTGCTCGGTGTGCCCGCCCACAACCAGCGCATCGACTACTGGCTCTCGGTGAATGGCCAGCGGTTGAACGTGGCGATGAAGGTCGGCACGCCGGTCTACGAGTCCTTCGGGATCGGCAAGTTCTTCCCCTTCGCCTCACCCGGCCAGTACCCGCAACCCTTGTTCGCAGCCGGGATGCTGACCAGTGCATCCGCCACGCGCTATTCCGAGACGACCCACACGATGCCGTGGAAGGGCAACCGCAACAACCTACGGATGCATTTCAACGACGGCGCCTGGAAGACACCGCTGGCCACGCCCTGGGGTAACTCGACCATGGCGAACAGCGTCCGCCCAGCGGAAACCAGCTATGCACTCTACCCAGTGATGCTCTACGACTCCGGCAACGTCTACGGCGTGCTCGACGGGATCTATCACATCACCGGCTTCGACAACGTGGTCGAGAACACGCTCTCCATCGAGGGCAAGGACTACGTCGTGATCCAGGACGTCGGACGCACGTCCTTCGGCGACTACATCGCGTTGGAGCTTTCCTGATGCCCTACATTACCGGCCTGGCCAACTCCGCCGAAGACCTGCGCAACGCCGTCGTCACGGCGGCCACCGACAACGGCTGGAGCTGGGATGCGGCAAACAACATGCTCCACAAGGGCGCGATCTTCGGCCGCCTCACGGTCAGCGGGTTGAACTTGCTGGTGCAAGCCGCGCAGGGCTACTCGGGCACGACGCTGATCACGCCCGCCGCCAAGATGGTCGGGATCACCGACCGGCTGCGGCAGGCCGGCAACACGCTGCTCAGCTACCCGGTCACCTACCACATCTTCGTCCACACGGCCCCCGACGACGTCATCGTCGCCGTCAACTACCAGGTCATGTGGTGGCAGTGGCTGGCACTCGGGCAGGCGCGCGGCTTCGGTGTGCTCGGCAACCGGGTGTGGCACTGGGGCACCGCGACATCCGACATCAGTACCTCGGCCGGGGTCGCGATCGACTCGAACGGCAGTACCGGCAGCGGCGGCGGCAACACCTCGGGCGCGCCGTTCTGGCAGTCCAACGACACTTCCGGGGTTCAGGCCAGCTCGATCTATCTGGACTTCAACGGGCACGGCTGGTGGAACAACCCGGTCGGAGTGTCCACCGCCAATCCGAACAACGCCCGCGCCACCTTCCCGGTGGCGACCCTGCTGACCACCCAACCCAACAACTGGAACGGCGAGGCGGTGCTGCTGCGGATGCACGTCATGGCCGCACAGCCCTCCGGCTTCTGGTCGCACGTCGCCGAGCTCCCGCACCTGCGGATGACGCGGAACGACAATCTCGACGACGGACAGATCCTGACCTTGGGGACGGAGCGCTGGTTCGTCGCCCCGGTGTACCGGAAGAACACCGCGAGCCGCAACGCATCGCCCTACAACGGAGCAAACCACTCGGGAACCATTGCAATGGCCGTGCGCTACGACGGCCCGTGAGTCCCGCTTCCGCTGCGAGAAGCCCCTCCATGCCCATCCTCGACGGCGTGCCGCTTGCGCCTGCCCAGGCCGGATCGATCAATCCGAATCTCAGCCGGGACGGCGACACGGTGGCGCCGATCTACCCCTATACCGAAAGCGAGGCACCGCGTGCCGAGCACGGGCTGCGCACCTATCGGCCCAACGTCGGCGTGCCGGCGAAGCAGATAAAGACAGGGCAACGGCTGGCAAGCTATTTCGAGGACTTCTACTTCCGCGTGCACATTCGGCCGGACCGGATCGCACTGGGCAGCCTCGCCTCCGAACAGAGTCGCTCGATCGAGGTCTGGAACGCCTGGCTGACGGCCAATCCACTTCATGCGGTGAACGCGACCGGCGCGGAGGGAATGACCCTGCTCGGACCCGCACCGCCGCCCACGAGCTTCGCCGCCAACGAGGCGCGCCAGTACGTCCTTGCGGTCACACCGAACGGACCGCCGACGGTGAACGCGACTTTCACCTTCGTGTTCGGCCTCGACTCGGGCGTCCTGCACGTCACGGGCCGGCGCATCGTCGGCTGGGCGTTTCCCCCCAACTGGGCGCACCCGGTGATCGAGCGGCTGGAATGGCTCACCGACGTGCTGGAGTCCCATGCAGGCTTTGAGCAGCGCATCCGGCTGCGCACCGCCGCCCGCCGCGGCCTGGAGTACCGGCTGCTGATCGGCAAGGACCGCGACCGGGTCAAACTCGAGAACCTGCTGCTGGCCTGGCAGGCGCGCGTCTACGGCCTGCCGATCTGGACCGACGTGTCCGTCGCGACCGCCCCCATTCCGGCAGGCAGCCTTCTGCTCGCGGTCGACACGAGCCATCGGAGTTTCGCAGCCGATGGGCTCGTGGGACTGGTGCTCGGCTCAGAGTCGGAGTTCGCCGAGATCGATCAGATCACTCCGAACTCGGTGAGTCTCAAGAGCCCATTGGAGCGCCCCTGGCCGGCAGGAACCAAGATCCTCCCCGTCCAGCCTGCGCGGGTGCAGAACGATCTGCGCATCACACACCCCGCGAGCGCGCTCGCCGATACCACGGTGCGGTTCGAGTTCGAGGAGGAGTGGCTGATTCCCGCCGAGACGGGCGCGGTGACCTACCGGGGCCATCCCGTCCTGCTCGCACCCACGAACTGGACCGAAGGGGTGGACGCCGAGCACGGTCGCAAGCTCGTCGCCCTGGACTACCTCACGGGCCGGCGCGCGGTGGACGATTTGTCCGGCATCACGACCGTGCGCCGGACCCACCGTTGGCTGTTGCACGGCCGCGCGGAGATCTCCGCCTTTCGTCGCTGGCTCGCGGCTCGGGCCGGTCGCCTGTCCGCCTTCTGGCTGCCGAGCGGCCAGTCGGACCTGCGCCTGGCCGCCGCCGTGGGTGCATCCGACTCGGCGCTGACCGTCGATAACCGAGGCTATGCCGCGAACGTACCGGCTGCCGTCGGTCGGCGCGACATCGTGATCACCACCGCGTCCGGACAGCGCTTCTTCCGCCGCATCACCGGCGCGACCGAGCTGGATGCCGACACCGAGAGCCTGGGCCTTGATAGCGCGCTGGGCGTGGCCCTGCCGCCCCAGCAGGTGGCGCGGATCGAGTTCCTGCAGCTTGTTCGCCTCGATGCCGACGCGGTCGAGATCGCCTACCACACCGACGAACTGGCCGAAGTGGTGCTCGGCCTGACGAGTCTGAGGGACGCCCCATGAGCTTTGCGCTGCGCGAAACCTCCATCGCTGCCGGCAGCCCGGTCGAGCTGTACGACTTCCGGCGCGGCGGCACGGCCTGGCGCTATACCAGCGCGGCTCAGGATGCCGTCTACGCCACCTACACCTACACGGCCGTGCCGATACGCCGTAGCGGCGTCGAACAGACCGGCGAAATCGGACGGGCCGGCCTGCGCATCACCCTGGCGCGTGACGTCGAGGTGGCACAGGCCTTCATCACCACGCCGCCGTCGGAGGTGACCCTGCTGACGATCTACCGCCGGCACCGCGACGACACCGAGACGGTACCCGTGTGGATGGGCCGCGTGCTGAACGCCGAGTGGCACGGCTCGGAGGTCGAGCTCAACTGCGAGCCCGTCTACACCAGCCTGCAGCGCACCGGGCTGCGCCGGCTCTATCAGCGCAACTGCCCGCATGTGCTCTACGGCACCGACTGCCGAGTGAGTGCGGTGACGCATCGTGTCCAGGGGACCGTGGTAGCGGTCGTCGGCAACGCCATCACTGTCGCCGCCGCAGCCGGTTTCCCGACCGGACATTTCGCCGGAGGCTACGCCACCTGGTCGGCCGGCGGCATCACCGAGAAACGGATGATCGTCGCCCACACGGGCGACAACGTGACGCTCTCAGCGGTGCCGCCAGGGCTCGTCGTCGGCGCGACGGTGATGCTCTACCCCGGCTGCGACCACACCCTCGCCACCTGCGAGGCCAAGTTCGCCAACAGCGCCAACTTCGGCGGATTTCCCTTCATCCCGACGAAGAATCCCTTTGGTGGCAGCCCGATTTACTGAGTTCGATTTGCCGAGGCACATCCATGTGGGCATACATCGCCGTCCTGATCGTCAGCGTGCTGATCCAGTACGCCTTGCAACCCAAGCCGCCGCAGCCGCCGTCGGCCGAGCTGAAGGACATCGACGCCCCCACCGCCGACGAGGGGCGCCCCGTGCCCGTGGTGTTCGGCACCGTGCTGGTGAAAAGCGCCAACGTGGTCTGGTACGGCGACCTGCGCACCACGCCCATCAAGTCCAAGGGCGGCAAGAAATGACCGAACTGATCGTCACCCACGCCGACATGCGCGCGCTCGACTACTGCAATCGCGGCGCACGGGAGTGGTTCGCCCGTCACCAGCTCGACTGGTCGCGCTTCATCACCGAGGGCTTGCCCGCGACGGATCTGCTCGCCACCGGCGATCACCTGGCGCAGGCGGTGGTCGAGGTCGCCAGCCAACGGGGGAACGCGGGAGGCGCCGATGGGCAGTAGCAAAAAGCAAACGGTCGGCTATCGCTACTACCTCGGCATGCATCTGGCCATCTGCCACGGACCCGTGGATGCCGTCACCGAGATCCAGGTCGGCGAACGCCAGGCCTGGAGCGGCAATCTCGCCGCCAGCGGACGCATCAACCTCGCTGCGCCGGAGCTCTTCGGGGGCGAGAAGCGCGAAGGCGGCGTGTCGGGCGCGGTCGACGTCGCCTTCGGCGGGGCGACACAAACGGCCAACGACTACCTGCAAGCCAAGGTCGGCACTCCGCAACCGGCCTATCGCGGCATCCTCGGGCTGATCCTGCGCCAGGTCTACATCGCCGCCAACAACCCCTACATCAAGCCCTGGGCAATACGGGTCAAGCGCTGTTTCCGCGACTGGTACCCGACCAAGGCCGAGATCAACGGGGCGGCCAACCCGGCGCACATCCTCTACGAATGCCTCACCAACGCCGCTTGGGGCATGGGTTACCCGAGCGCCAGCATCGACGACGCCAGCTTCCGGGCGGCGGCGGACACGCTTGCCGCCGAAGGCTTCGGCCTGAACCTGATCTGGTTGCAGCAGAGCAAGATCGAGCAGTTCGTCCGCGAAGTGCTCGATCACATCGGCGGCGTGCTGACCACCTCGCCGTCGACGGGGCGCTTCGTGCTGAAGCTCGTGCGCGCCGACTACGCGGTGGCGAATCTCCCGGTACTCGATCCGACCAACGTGATCGAGCTGGAGAGTTTCCAGCGCGCCGCCTGGGGCGAGACCACCAACGAGCTGGTGCTGGTCTACACCAAGCCGGACACCTTCAAGGACACCAGCATCACCGTGCAGGACCTGGCCAACATCCAGACCCAGGGCGCGGTGGTGTCGCAGACGCGGCGCTACCCCGGCATTACCTCGGACAGCCTTGCCGCGCGGGTGGCCCTGCGGGATCTCGCGGCGGTATCCACGCCGCTCGCCAAGGTCCGCTTGAAGGTCAACCGCAAAGCCTGGAATCTGTACCCGGCCGATGTGTTCAAGCTGGTCTGGCCGCCGCTCGGCATCGAAGGACTCGTGATGCGCATCGCCGCCATCGACGGCGGCACGCTGACCCAAGGCGCGATCAGCATCGACGCGGTCGAAGATGTGTTCGGGCTGCCGGCGGCGAGCTACACCGCCCCGCAACCGCCCGGCTGGGTCGATCCGGTGCCGGCGCCGTCGGCCGCCAATCCGCGCCGCCTGACCGAAGCACCGTACTGGGACATCGCTCGCACCATGAGCGCCTCCGAGCTCGCCTATCTGGACACCACCGACTGCTTCCTGCAAACCCTCGGCGGCCGTCCGGCGCCCGGCGCGATCAACTACGAGATCCACAGCAAGACCAGCTCGGCCTCGACCTACAACGAGCGCAGCCAGGGCGAGTTCGCACCCCACGCCGTACTCGCGTCCGACATCGGTCAGGCGGTCACCAGCACGCTGACCTATCACAGCGAGGTGGACATCGATCTGGTCGCCGTGGGCAGCTACGCCTACCTCAATGACGAGGCGGTTGCGATCACGGCGATCAACGCCAGCGCCAAGACCCTGACCGTGAACCGTGGCGTGCTCGACACCGTGCCCGTTGCACATGCCGCCGGCAGCAGGATCTGGTTCGCGGACGGCTTCCAGGGCATCGACCCCACCGAGTACGCGGTCGGGGAAACCATCAACGTGCGGCTGCTCACCGTCACCGGCAAGGGCACCCTGGCGCTGGCCTCGGCCCCGACCGACTCGCTGGCGATGAATCGCCGCCAGAATCGCCCCTACCCGCCCGGCAATCTGAAGATCAACGGCGCGGCCTATCCCTCGGTGGTCAAGGGCGACCTCGCGATCAGCTGGTCGCACCGCGACCGCCTGAGCCAGACGGTGAGCCTCACCGCGCAGAACGCCGGCAACATCGGCCCCGAGTCCGGGGTGACCTACACGCTGCGGATCTATGGCGAGTCGGGGAGCCTGCGCCGCACCTACAGCGGGCTGACCGGCACGAGCCAGACCTACACCCTGGCCAATGACGAGGCCGACTCCGGGCTCGGTCGCCCCAACGCGCTGCTGCGCATCGAGCTCGAGGCGAACCGCTCGGGCGTGACGAGCCTGCAGAAACACTCGGTGAGCTTCGAGCGCGCCGGCTATGGACTTCACTACGACAAGTACTACGGAGGCATCTGATGCCCGCAAGCCTTGATCCCAACCTCGGCCTCAACTACGGCTGGAGCACCGGCGAATCCGGCTGGGCCGCCGGCATGGACGCCAACCTCAAGCGCCTCGGCGCGGTCGTGGGTCTGTCCGTGAAAGACCGCGATCTCGCCACGCCCCCGGCCAGCCCTGCCAACGGCGACCGCTACATCGTGCCGGCCGCAGCCACCGGCGTCTGGTCCGGCAAGACCGACCAGATCGCCGCGCGCATCGCGGGCGCTTGGGAATACCACGTCCCAAAGATCGGCTGGACCTGCTTCATCGAGGACGAGGACGTGCTCGCCGTCTACAAGCCCACCGGCTGGAGCGCCGGCCTGCCCATCTGAACCGCATCCCCACCCCACCGTCCCGAACCCGCCCGTGAGGCGGGTTTTTCGTTTCTGGAGACCGTCGATGACCATCGATGCCAAACCCGCCCTCGTCGAGAACATGGTCCTGCTGCGCCGCGAGGACTTCGAGGAACTGCTCGACTGCGCCGCCGAACGCGGCGCCGAGCGCTGCCTCGCCCAGCTGGGTCTGGAGAACGGCAGCGCCGCCCGCGACATCCGCGAACTCCGCGACCTGCTCGACGCTTGGCGCGACGCCCGCCGCACCGCCTGGCAGACCTTCGTGAAGGTGCTGACCACGGGCCTGCTGGCCGCGCTCCTGGTCGGCGCCGCGATCAAGTTCAAGCTCATGGGAGGCGCGCAATGATCGAGACGCTGCTCGGAGGACTGCTCGGCGGGGCCTTCCGCCTGGCACCCGAAGTCCTGAAGTGGCTCGACCGCAAGGGCGAGCGCGGCCACGAGCTGGCCATGCAGGACAAGGCGCTGGAGTTCGAGAAGCTGCGCGGCGCCACCCGCATGGCTGAGATCAACGCCGCAGCCGATGCGGCCTGGAACAGCGGCGCCGTCGAGGCCTTGCGCGAGGCCGTCACCGCCCAGGGACGGCATTCCCGCGCCAAATGGGCCGATGCACTGTCCATTAGCGTGCGGCCGGTGATCACCTACTGGTTCATGGCGCTCTACTGCGCGGCCAAGACCGCCGCCTTCGTCGGCGCCGTCGATGCAGGCGTCGATTGGATGCCGGCCGTGCAGGCCGCCTGGACGGAGGCGGACCAGGCGCTATGGGCCGGCGTGCTGAACTTCTGGTTCCTCGGCCGCGTGTTCGATCGGGTGCGCCCGTGATCGAAGTCCCGTCGGCCGCGATCGACCTGGCCAAGCGCTTCGAGGGCTTCCATCGTGTTCCCAAGCACGATCCGCAGCGTCTCGCGCACCCTTACATCTGCCCGGCAGGGTATTGGACCATCGGCTACGGTCACCTTTGCAAGCCCGACCATCCGCCGATCACGGAGGACGAGGGCGAGATCTATCTGGCCCAGGATCTGCGAACCGCGCTCGCCGCCACACTGCGCTACTGTCCGGTACTGGCGACCGAGCCGGAGGGCCGGCTCGCAGCTATCGTGGATTTCACGTTCAACCTCGGCGCGGGGCGGCTGCAGACCTCGACGCTGCGGCGGCGCGTCAACCAGCGCGACTGGTCAAGCGCAGTCAACGAGCTGCGGCGGTGGGTGTATGGCGGCGGTAAAGTCCTACCAGGGCTGGTAGCGCGACGCGAGGCGGAAAGCGCTCTCCTCGGATAACCACGTCCTGATCATCAGGCACGGAAGATGTCGACCTTTGTCTCGAGGCACTTGCGCATGCTCAAATCGTTGGCGCCGACCTCGAACCAGCTACCGGGCTTCTGATAGAAATCCAGGCCGCGGCCAATCTTGATGACCCAGCCGTTGTCCAGCCTGATTTCCCGGTCATGCATGTTGGGATTGAGCTTCACTTCGAGCTCAACGTCCAGCTCCAGAAGGCTCTGCTTCAATTCGTCCAGCTTTTCCGCAATGTCGGCAAGCTGCGTGTTGTCGTCGTAACCGGTGAAAAGGGTGATTTTTCTGACGGTGCCCGCCTTCACGACTGTTTCGCAAAAGCGGACGAAATTCTGAATCTGGTGCTGGAGTCGAATGTACGGGTCTTCGATGATCACCGTCTTTGCGCCACGCAGGTACGGCCCCATGATCGACTCGTAGCTGTATCCGGTATCGCCATACAGTATCGTGAAATGCTGCTCTTTGAGTTCTTCCACCGTCTCGGGCGGGCTCATCGTAGTATCAGCAGGCACAACCGGCGGTTCCGCTGGAGTGACTGGAAGCGGCGCCGTCTGAGCCCCTCGATCAAGTGAGACGTCCTCCTGATGAAGCTGTCGCCGTGCGGGCCGCTGCGTTGCCGTCGCGTCCTTTGACTCCGGACAGAACACCACCACCTCGTCTCCACTGCCCTTGAAGTAGGAAAGATTGATCAGCGCAAACTCATCATCCGGTTTGCGCTTGTTCATCTGCTCTTTCACGCGCCGACGGCATTCCACAGCGTAGGCGACGTACTCTTCAAACTCGTCGTCAGATGGCTGGCCATTCGGGTGCAGGATCTTCAGGAAGGCGCAAACCGTCTTCTTGATGCCTTTTTCGTCACGACCCTCGATGGCCTTGCCCAGCTTGATCCGCTTGCTCACCTCCTCGTACCGGTTGGTGTGCTGGAACTGATAGTGGAAGGCCTCGGCAAGGTAGTCGGTGATGAAGCCATAGTGGCTCGTCAAGAACTCGCTGCTGTTTTTCGGCATCTCCCACCCTGGGATATAAGCCGCGAAGCGGTCCATCACCGCCAGGTCGAGTTCGGGCGGGAGCGGCTGGAACAGGTCATGCTGATCCGAGTTCACGACCTGTTGCACGGAAAGATCTATGTTGCCGACAAAGCTCAGGCTGGCATCGGCGATCACTTCGGCACCGCGTGAAAAACGCCCGTTGGCCATGAAGTCCTTCATGATCTGGATGGTGTCCGGATCGCGAACTTTGATTCCCCCCACCTCGTCGAACGCCACCACATCCCAATAACCCACCAGTCCGACCTTGCGGCGGGCGTTGTTGTAGAAGAGGGTGGCCTTGGTCGCCTGGCCGCCTGAAATCAGCGTGGCATAAGGCGAGAACTCGCTGAAGAAATAGGACTTACCGGTTCCACGCGGCCCGAGTTCGATGTAGTTGTAGTTCGGTTCCACCAATGCAGCCAGCCGGGCGATGAAGTGCAGCTTCACCCGATGGGAGAGTTTGACTGGCTCAAGTCCCACCGACCGCAGCACAGCATCAAGCCACTCGTTCCGGCCAAATGCATTGCGCCCCTCGACGTAGCGCTCAAAGTCGAAGCGGGAGAGCTGGATCGGCCGCAGGTCCTCGATGTAGAACGCGTAGTCGTCCTCTTCGATATCGTTGTGGGAGATGGTGACCTCGGCCCAAATCCCCCCTTCTAGCAGACGATCGTTATCGCGGTAGAATTTCTCGCTGATGGCGATGCGTTGCGAGTTGAAGTTCTCAAGTGAGGCCCAGTGGCGTTTCTCCTTCTCGACATAGCGGACATGCACCTTATCGATGAAGCGATGCTTGCCCTTGGTCGCCACCCGTGACTGCGCAGCATTGGCCTCGTCGGGGCGAACGTAGTTGTCCTGCAGTGTGGCCAGCACTGCCTCCATGCCCGCATCCATCTCCGCCTGGTCATCACTGGCGCAGAACCGCGCCAGGAGAAATTCCAGGACGAAGGTCGGCACGTTTGTTCCCTTCTTGATCCGGTGTAGCAAGTCCTTTCGGACCACCTTGCCGTCGAAGGCGGCCATCAGCTTCTTGTCGAGTTCGTCCAGCTCGTTCATACCGTGTAGTCCGTTTCCAGATTGAGCGCGCAGTAGCTGGCCAGCGTCGTCGGATTGAGCGCCTTCACGCTGAATTTGCCTTCGAAGTCCGGGTCCATGCGTAGCGCAATCTGCTTGCGCTGCCCGGGCATCAGGCTCAGGGTGCGCGTAGCCGGGTTCACCTCGCCGCCGGGTCGTGGCTCTCCAACCACATTACCCTTGCTGTCCTGGGCCTCAAGAAGAATCTCCACACTCATCCCCTGCGAGAACATATCGTCAGAGACCAGTATCACTTCGATGACGGGGACTCGCGTAGTAATTCGTTTCGCCCCGTTCTTGTAGGACAGCTCGATTGCCACCTTCGCCATCTTGGGTTGCTCGGCGGCATCGAGTCTGGCGAGCAGTACCGGCACTACAGCTTCAGTCAGTGATGCGCCGCCGTGGAAATACTGATGTCCTGCGCGGTACGGCGCCATGCTCCGCGGCAGCGCGGCTTGCGCGAAATCACCCCGTATCCCGAGCTTTTCGGATGCCACCACCAGGCTATGGCCGTCGCCCGCACCGTCGCCCAGCATCATGCGGTCATGGGCATTGAAGGGCCACGCACCGCTTGGCTTCTTGCAGACATCGCCGGCCTCGGCCTGGGCATTCAAGAAGAAGCCATGGTCGGTCGCGATCACGGCCTCCTTGAAGCCCATCCCGCGCAGCTTATGCAGTGCGACGCGAATCAGTTTCAGGATTCCAGGAATCAGGCCAAGCGTGGATTCCGGGTTGTTTTCCAACTGGCTGTCGATCTCCGTGGAGCGCAGCACCAGCAAATCGACCGTCTCCGCGACCTTCGGCTTGCCGCGCACGAAGTCGTTGAGCTGCATCTCCGCGAATCGGTCGCCGAAACGCTTCCGAAACGCATCCATGCGCTGGACCACTGTGCCCACTGGCACACCGGCCAGCTTGGGCAGCAGCGCTTCCTTCTCCAGGGCAAGACTGAGCTCCGCGCGTGCACCCGGAAGGAGGCTTGCCATCCCCACGATCGTGATGGAGGGTAACTGGGCGTAGGCCGCTTGAAGCTCCACCGGCCCGTCCTCCGACAGCATCTTCTCCAGCGCCACCCCCAGCTCGTAGCGCAGCGCATCGACCATCAGATAGGCGACCTTCCGGCCTTTTTCCTTCAGGCGGTCGGCGACCAGGCGATCGAATACATCGGCGTTCGCCAGCCGGCCGGCGGGGGGCCAACCGGAGGTTTCGAGATGCTTCACAAACAGGCCCTGCACCCGCTCTGTAAGCCTTCGATAACGTGCGCGGGCCTGCTGGACTACCTCGTTCATGAGGCCGTGCGGATCGAGAAAGTCTCCCACCGCCTGCTCGAACTCTCGTTGCAACCGGTCGGCCTCGCGCAGGCTCCCTAGATAGAAGTCCAGCAACTCGGCCTGCGAGCGTGAGTAATCTGGCAACTGCCGCTCGAAGTCCTCGCACGCCTCCACCAATGCCAGGCCCGAGCGCACCAGATCCCACTGAGCCTGGCTCTCCCCTTTTCCGCGCCACACCGACCCTTTGTGGCTCGCGAGGATTTCACGGGTCGTGTCGGTTTCGCCGGTGCTGATGCCCTTGATGGCAGCACGAAGAAACGTGCGCTCTTCGAACGGGAAGGTGTCGCGTTCGCCCAGGTCGTCAATGGCCTGGCACGCCTGCGCCAGGTTCAGCTCGGACTCGATGGCTTCGGCCCGCTCGATGTATACGGCGCGCGTCTTGGGCCCGTTGCGGAGCTGGTCGCACACGTCCTCGACTACTGGCTTCGCCTCGATCGGCGCATGCGGCACATCCTGGAGCGATTCGGGAAGCGGTTCAGGCAGGTCGAACACGAACTCGCTGAACAGCACGTAGCGCCAAAGCTCGTCGGCTACCGACATCCATGTCTTGCCGCGCGTCTTGAGCGACAGGCCAAGCGAAGCGCGCAAGAAGTCGCGCGCCTCCTGCACCCAACCCTCCTGGCCCTTCAGCGCATCGAGCTGGGATTCGGTCGGCGCCAGCAAAGCGGCGAGAATCTCACGCGCCGAATCGGCCTTGAGCGTGGCACGCAACTGCGGCCAACTGACCCCGCCGCCAATCGCGTCGATCACGGCAAACGAGGGCGCGCCCTCACTTGCCGAGAAGACGCGGCGAATTTCCGTGTGGTGATCCGGCTTCGCCTTCAGGCAAAGGCTCAAGTACTCGTCGCCATCGTCCTGCGGGAAGATTGACCCGCACGCGGCGAATGGGGAGAACGGATCGATCTGCCTTTGCTCGTCGGTCTCAGGCCGTTTGCTTGGCACATAGATCAGCACGCCCTGCAGCTTGGAGCTGGGCTGGCCCACCGTGCGCAATGCGGCAAGGGCCGCCTCCCGGCTTTCGATGCTGCTCTCGGAAGCGTCGACCACCTGGGTCTTCCCGTCTTTCAGATCCAGGCATAGGTCCTTGTACCGTCCCTGGGCGTCATACACGACCAGGCAGCCCGCGGCGGCAAGACGGGGCCGCAGGACCTCCTCACGAATGAAATCGGCGATGGCCATTATCCAGTTTCCCCTTGGCGAGCTGTCATAAATGAATAATCTCCAGGTCACCCCAGCGTGACCGCAAGTACTCGGCCACCAGCCGACGATGGCAATGCTCTGGGGTCGGCTCGCTGCAAAGCAGGCACCCGCCATCAATGAGGTCCTTGGGAACCTTTTCCTCGATTCTTCTTCGAGCCATCAATTCGATGAACTTCCGCTCGTAGGCTGACCAGTCCCCCCCGTTTTTCTTGTACTCGTCAAGAATCTCCTTGGTCGGGGCCAGGTCGGGACGGTGGACGTAATCAATGCCGTTGATCTCGCGCAGGAAGAACCGAAGATCATCCTTTTTCGTGAAGCCCGCGAGCTGAGACACGTTGTTGAGCCGCGCGTCGACCAGCCTGACCAAGCCGGGTTGCTTGAGGCGCGTGAAGAACTGCTCGGCGTTCTTCTTGGTGAAACCGATGGTAAATACCTTCATCCCGGCCTCCTGTCGCCGATCTCTTCCTGCAACATTGCCTCGTCTTCATAAGCGATTTGTTCGCCCCGGATGCGGTAGGCTTCGACGAGAATCTCTCCCCGGCTTCTGAACATGTCCGCATCAGAAATTTTCAGCAGATCGAGCATGCGGGCTTCCATTTCTGCATGCTTCTCCAGGTGGCCATCCGCGTGGATGTGCTCAACGGGGGTGCCGGACTCATAAACCCGACGCGCGACCAGCACGGCCCGATGGCAATCCAAGGGGTCCTTCTCGGCGCACATCAAGGCGATGCGGAACCGCTCCATACCCGTGCGCAAACGTTCCAACCCAACGGCAAATTGCGGCTCCTTGGCCAGGAGCTCGTACTGCACCTTGCCCTGGCGGTAACAGGCCGGGTTTTCGCTCCTGGCTCCCAGCTCCTTGCCGAGGAATACGTAGGCGATCTGCTCTCTGGCAAGTGCAGCCCTCAACGCTTCCTGGGAATACTGCGGAAAGTGTCGGCTGTAGGGGTGCGAGCGCACATCCGCCAGCGCCGTGATGCCGTGCTGCTTGAGCAGCCCGACAAACACCTCAATCGGGTGAGTGGAGTGTCCGACGGTGAAAAGCACACTCATGCACCAGCCCTCTTTGGCGTGATGATGGATGCCACGAGCTTGTAGGCATATCCATCCGTGTGCAGCTCTGCCAGGCTAACGCAGGCGATCACCGACTTGAGATGATACTCGCCAGTCCCCTTTTCCAGGCAGGCCCGCTCATACTCCGGATCGGTGACGTCCAGCTTGTACTCATGCCCACCGTACTCGAAGCTCGCCCGCACGATCGGCTTCATATTGCCGAAATCCGGCGCCTTGGGGCCCGCGTGGAGGACGATCTCGTCCAGTTCGATCAAGCGCAGGGACCCGCCGTCTTCGTCGATGAGCGCCTCCGGCACGCGGTTGTTTCGGTTGTAGTACGCACTGGAACCGTTCGCCCAAAGGTCTGCGTCTTGGTCGACCAGGGCAAGAATGTCCTGCCAGGACGCGCGCCCCTTCTTCTCCCAATAGAACCTGTCGTCGATCAACACGTTCTCGCTCTGGTGCCCGTGGGGCCGTTCCTCGATGCATGGAATCTCGATGACATCGAGCAACTGCGCCGTCTTGCCGTCAGGGTAGCGACGGTCGAACTCGGAAATTTCGTGCCCTGGCCGATCGCTGATCGGGCGGAACCACGACTGGTCGCCCATGCGCTTGCCCGCGACACAGCGGCCCGCGATCTTCCTGGAGTTCGCCAGGCACACGATCCGTTCGACAAAGTTCGGCGCCTCATCGCTCATTTCATCCTCCCTTCTTGCGGCCGTGGGTTTTCTTCGGTTTCGCCTCCGGCTCCTCGTAGAGATCTTCGAGCCCATGGGCGATGGCCAGCGACTTATCGGTCTTGCACTTCTCGCGCACCCGGTCGGGCCAGTAGTTCATGGCCAGGTGCGCCCAGTCGTAGTCGCCTTTCTTGAGCTTCTCCCAGGTGTCCTTGAGCACCTTCTGCCAGGGTTTGTGGCGGAACAGCGGCCACAGCGGCGCGGCGCAAATCTGCACGCCGTCGTCATGGTTGGGTTTGTACGTTGGCGCGAGCTTGAGCAAAGTGTCGCGTAGCTCGATCAGCTCCAGCTCGAAGGCTTGCAGTGCTTCGAACTGCTTTTCGTCGTCGCGGGTGCGGGCCGCGCCCTTGTTACGCAGCGCCGTCACGTCAGCGCCGACTTGTTTGAGCTTGGGTTCGACAAAGTCGTTGATTGCTGTGTAAAGCGTCTGGCTGGTAAGGCTGGGGTAATAGACCCACAGGGTGTAGCTGCCGGACGTTGTGCTCAACGGCCAGTAGATGGGGGCTTTGCGACGGCTCTTGGAGTAGCGCTGCAGATGGAAGGGGAAGAAGTCGCGTTGCAGCCAGCGGCGCACGTCCTCCGGTATTGGCACCTCGACGCGAACGAGAACTTCCTCAATTAAGCGTGCGAGGTCATGCGGGTGCCCCGGGTCGTCCACCAGGATGCCTTCGTGCGCATGGAAGGGCGCGGCCCCGTCGGGCAGCATTCCGGGGCTTTTGGCGGGCAGCGGATCGAAAGGATCGGGCTCTGGAGGTGCCGCGCGCTCTCCCGTGGCCAGGCGCCAGTCGAAACGACCAAATGCCACACCAACTGCCCAGCTCAACAAGCCGGCCGTGTGGTCGATGGGTGAAGCGCTGTCTTCATCGTCGCCTTCGTCATCTGCGCCGTCCTCGGCATCGCCTTCGTTTGCCACACCTTGGGTGCCTTGAACGGCAGCACGGTCGGCTTCATTGAAGCCATAGAGGTCAAAAGCTATTGAGTCGATCTCGATCTGGATGCGTGACAGTTCTGCTTCAATGGCGACAGGGTCGTAATCAGCCAGTCGCGCACGCAAGGCGGCTGGTAGCACGTACGCATGGGAGGTTTCTTCGATGGTATCCAGCGTTCGCTTTAGTGACCAGGCACGACGGGCCAGAGTAGCAAGCCTGGCTTTCTGTTCGGTGCTCAGGTCCGGGAGAGGGGTTTGCTGAATCAGCCCCACTTCGAAAGATTGTGCCAACTCCACGCGTGCCAACTGCACTGATACGAGTAGACCAAAGGCCAGACTATTCACCACCGTGCACAGTGCCAGTAAGGCATCGGGTTCATCATCGTCAACAAAGGCGGCTGGACCTTTGTCAGCGAATATGCAGCCGCGAGGCATTGCGCGAAAGCTGAGTCCATTGGTGCGCCGTGGCCATGTGATGCCAGGGCGGAGGTAGAACTGTGGATTTTTCGCTACAAACTCAGCATTCCCATTCAGGTATGGATACCGCCTGCAAATACCAGCCTTTACCTCCGCACCATCCTTATCCCAGTTCGTCATGAGATAGACGTCTGCGTAAAAAGGGGAAAAAGTGCCACCTTTGGCAAAGCCGTGCCATCCGTCTCCGGGCTGTTCCCACCAAGTCCTAACAAAACGGAAATCTTCTGCAGTCGCTAATCCTTGGCGCGCAGTGCGATCGTCGCATTCAAAGGCAGGAAGTCGCTTGAATACCTGACGAACTGCTTCGCTTACCCAGTACGCAAATGGCGCTCCAGGGACCGCCCGGAATGACTCCGGCTCCACATCAAATACTCGCGTATCTGTTTCCCCTGCACGCAAGGCTGTGCAACTATCCAGCAGATTGCTGGCCTTGTCTTTATCCGTTAGCAGGCGCAAGAAGGTTGTCATGCTTGCTTCTCCAACACATAGGCTGCTGCTTCAACAGCAGCATCGTCCATGACGCCAAAACCAAGATCGGACATCACTTCTGGGCGGCCAATTCGCAACACCACCTCTTCCCGCCACTTCTGAAAGCTTGAAAGGAAAAAGCAAGTGCGTGAGGTGATGGCACCAATGCGGCCACCAGCGCGCAGCAGTTCCAAGCCGCGCTCCACCATAATGGCCAGAAGATCGTTCTTGCTGCGTGGATAGGCTCTGGCGAGCTGATCCTTGGTGTTTGAAGCTAGTGCACCAAAGGGCGGATTCATCACCACCACATCGAACACTTCACGGCACAGATCGATGAGCCGCAGGCCCTGCAGAGCATCCTGGGCAAACAGACGCCCTTGATACGTCGACTTCGCCGCCTGAGCGAATTCAGTGAGTGCTTCGCGCAACCGTGCCTCGGCTTGCTGCCAGCTCTCCTGCTCCTGCTCAGCAAACAGGCCAGTGCCCTTGCCCACATAAACCTGGCGAATCAAATGCGGTAGTTCGCGTTCGACTTGGAGCAGCACTCCGAGCTCCGGCAGGCCCTTGAGCAGTTGCAGGGTCTTCTCGAACAGCTCGGCATCACGTTGGTCGAGGTTGGCGGCAAACTGCTGGCGCAACTCTCGCTCTGCCGGCGGCGCAACGGCGGCGATCACATGACCGCGCCCAATCAAAGGGCGGTCTTTGGCCTTGACGCCGGCATCGTGCCAAGCACGCTGCGCTCGCAGCCACAGTGCCAGGGATGCAATCTGCGCAGCGCGCGGATCGATGTCCACGCCATAGATGTTGTGCTCGATGATCAAACGAGGCAGGTCGCGCAGGAATGCCGCCTCGTCCTCGTAGGTCTGGCTCAGTGGCTTGAATGCAGCCTGGGGCTGGGTCGAGACATCCAGCGAACCGGGCCCGTGCTGCTGCTCCCAAGCCCAGGCCTCGCGATAGATTTCAGCGAACAGATCGAAGGCATATAGGCCGAAGTGCATGGAGCCGCAGGCCGGGTCCAGTAGCTTCAGGGTGCGCGGGTCACGCAGCTTGGTGGCGGCTTGTGGCGTTTCATCCGGCTTGACCAGCAGGTATTGGCAGCGATCGCGCAGGCCGGTGGCTCCGCCCGTGGCGTTGAACCAGAGACGCCCGAGGGTGTTGTCCACTAGGAACTCAACCACGTAGCGCGGCGTGAAGAACTGGTTACGCACCGCCAACTCGCGGCTGTTGCGCGGCGCCTGCGAGGCATCACGCATCGCCTTGCGCTCTTCCTTGGAGTTGAAGTACTGGTAGATCCAGCCGATGGTTTCATCCTCGCTCCACAGCGGGGCAATGTCGGCATCGTTGATCAGGGTCAGCACTTGGAGCAGTGCAGCCTCGCGCGGGAACAGGCGGCCCTGCGGCGAATAGCGGTCGAACAGGCCCGGCAGGTCTTGGGCGAGTTCATCGAACACGCTGAACAGGTACACGCGGTAGGCGTCGCCGGTTTCTCCCAAGCCGGTACCAGCCAGCCGCGCATAGAGCTGAAAGCCCTTGGCCTGGAAACCATTGCCTACCGACTCCACCAGCAGACCACGCGCCTCTGCCATGCGCAGGGCCGCAAGGCGATTGAGCACGGTGAAGGCCTGCTCACGCACGATCCGATCCAGCCCCTGCGTGGCGTTCATGTCGCCGCTGGCGGTGTAGTGCGCTAGGGTGTCGCGCAGAATGCGGGCGGTTTCGCGCTGGGCGTCGTTGATATGCCGCAGGCTGGTCAGATCGGCCACGCTGCCCGAGTTCGGGTCCATGCCGTAGTCGTTCTGCAGCTGGCGGGTGAATTCCTCTTCCAGCACGCGCCGCGCATCGTTGACGAAGCGCTGGAGGCGGTTTCTTGTTGTTTGGTCGAATGCCATCAATCGATTCCTATTGTTCTGTGCCTGCTTGCAGTGAACCGGGCGCTTGCCAATCCTGGCCAAAGTGAGCGCGCAGGCTCTCGATGGCCGCCGGCATTGCTCCCTCGCAGGTCATGCCCAGGTACGTGGCTGCGCGGGTGGTGCCAACGTAGAGGTATTTGTCAAACAGCTCGGGATGCAAGGCGGCGAGCCGGTCAATGGCCACGAAGAACACCGCCTCGAATTCCAGCCCCTTGATGTGCTGGACATCGAAGACCCGGACGTTGCTCTCCTGTCCTACGGCCTGGCCCTCACGGCAGGCGATGACTTGAATGTTGTGCTCGGCCAGGACGGTGTTGAGCGCATCGGCAACCGGGGCGACTTCAGCCTCCGAATTCACGAAGATGGCCGTGGACGGCAGTTGGCCGACAAAGCGCTCGATCTCACGGATGCGGTCGGCAAGCCAGGCCACTACATCTTCACCGGCGGCGTATTCCAGCAAGGCCGGTGCAACGCCATTGCTGTCGACGTGTGCGGGGAGACTGACGTGCTGCTCCGTCCCGCCGACAGCGCGGATCATCGCGCGGGCAAGCTCGTTGAGCTGCTTGCTCTGGCGGTAGGAGACCGTGATCTCCTTGATGTCGAAGTCGGGAAACACCCACTTCAAGTCGTCGGTGGAACGCGCGCCCCAGGTGGTCAACCGCTGGTTGAAGTCGCCGCAGGCGAAAAAAGAGCGCAAACGCGGGTGGGCCAATGCGGCCATGCAGGCCAGCTGAATGGGCGAGAAATCGGTCGCTTCGTCGACCAGGATCTGGTTGCGGAAATGCCCGAGGAAAGGTTGAAGCGAGGACCAGGCCGGGCTGTCGATGTCGCGCAGGACATTCGGCTTGCTGATCAGATCGCCCGCGGCGCGCAGAATGGCCAGTAGCACCAGGTCCAGTTCGAGCGGATGGATGTCGCGGGCCTCGAAGCCATCCTTGACGTACCAGGTGCCATCCTCCTGGCGTTGCCGCCGGAAAGCCCGGTAGCGTTTTGGGATGCCGTCGACATAGCGCTTGACCGGATTCGTAAAGCGGCGCGCACTGGTTTGCACCAGCAGACTGGCGCCCACCTCTGCACGGTCGGCTTCGGTCAGGGTGCGGTCCCCCAGCCATTCGACGATTTTGCCGGTTCGAGAGGTCTTGCTGAGCGAGCGTTTTGCGGCGACCGATCGCGCCTGGACGCGAACGGCTTGCATATAGGCATTGAGCGCTGCGGCCCGGCCGGTCCGCGGTGTTGCGGTTTCCTCTTCCTCATCGGTATCGAGGTCGTCGGCTTCGTCGGTGTCGGTGACCTGGGTCTGCTGTAATCCATCGAGGAAACGCGCCAGCTCATCCAGGAACCCCCTGTTCCGGTTGAGCTGGAGATTCAATGCGCCTTTGATTTTCGCATCAGAGGCCTCCTTCAACTTGCTGACGAGGGCCTGCACCTTGGGGAGCTCTGCAGCAAGCGCCGCAAAGGTAGAGGCCAATGCGCCATCGCTGGCGCGCTCCAGGATGCTCGCCAACCGACTTCCGAGATCCCGGACCTCAGACGACGCAGCCTGGCTGAGTAGGACTGCGGCATCCCGCGACTCCTGGACATAGACGTTGCGCTGCCAGGCATCGAAGTCGCTGTACCACTGCGTGGGCCGTGCCAAGGCCTCCACATTGAGGCTCTGAACTCCATCCTTCAGCACGAAGGTACCCCCGCCGGTGGCTGTTCTCAGTACGCCAAAGGCATTCCTTGCAAGCTCCCTGCGGTAGTCGTGCCAGGTACGAATACGCAGATCAGAGGCCGGTACGCCTTCGCGGGCGAAGGCCTCCTTCAAGTATTGCTTCAACAGCTCCGTGGGTGTGAACATCAACCAGCTGTCGGAGTGCGCAACGCCCTGGGTTGCGCCGAGGCTGCCAACTAGGCGCTTCTCGCCCTCTTCAAGAAAGGCGGTGTCGAGCTTTTGCCCCAAGCGACGGATCAGCGTCGTGGTCTTGCCCGTACCAGGTGGCCCAAGGATCAACAGTCGCTTGTCGAGCGGCAGGCGAAAGATTTCATCCTGGTATTGATCGAGCACGGGCTGATCCCTGAGCCCCATCTTGGTGATGACGCTGCGGCGCACCCCCTCGATGATGTTGGCCTTGACCGTCTCTTCGGCCAGGAGCTGCCCCAAGATGTCTTCAGTGACCTCTTCGCCGGTGACCTCGGTGAGCAAGGCCCTGAGCGACTCGATCGTGATGGGGCCGAAGGCCTCGGCCTCCACGATCGTGTCCCGCGAATCCCACCCCTCGGGCAGCGCCGCAGGACGCAGTTGGGTGCGTTCAAGCACGTGGAGTTCGCGGCCGTCGGGTCGCCTGAACTCTTCGCCAACCGGCAGGGACGCCAGGCGTCCGATCGGCGCCCGGTAACTGATCACGCCGAGGTTGGCCATCCCCTGGTCGCCGCGGCAAAAATAGTAGGTCTCGCGCTCGCCTTCCTCGTCCTCGACCACGACGCGCGCAATTGCTGGCTCCCTTGAAAGCAGCTCGTAGCTTGCGCGGTTCTGGCTGTCGATTTCCCTGAGCCTTTGTATCGCTGAGCCCGAGGTCAGCGTATTGACACCGGCGAGCACATCCGTCGTCAAACTGGCCGTCTCGCCGAGTTTTGCCTTGGCGGCCGAGGCAGTGCGCTCCAACTGGGCAAGGACGTCTTCAGCAACGTCCTCGACGTGTTGCTTGGAATCCGCAGTCAGCGCCATCGTCACTCTCCCCCCGTTCCTGGTTGGCCGCCGACCACAAACGACACCTCAATCTCGGCATAAAGGCCAATCTGAGCTTTGATCTCGTGCAGTTGCTGTATGAGCGCTTCGATATCGGCGGCGGAAGTCATCCTCACCGGCACCGTGATGGACCTGGCGAGCTTGTTTGGACCTTTCTCACCGGTCTTGGCGCGCTCATCCTCCAGGCGCTTGCGCATGCGTTCCTGGCCCTGGCGCTGGATGGATCGCTTGAGATCTTCGAGGGTGCTGTTGATGTCGTAGTCGCGCGCCAGCAGTTTCTTGAGACCGGCCAGATCCTGATCGGCCTCCAGAGCCAAGTCATCGAGACGACTGACCGCATTGCCGCGTTCCTCTTGGGTCAACTCGTCCCATTCCGCGATGCGCTGGAGGTCTTCGGCACCTTCTTTGATCCGTGCCTTCTGCTGATCGACCAGGGTAATCACCGCCTCCCGCACTCGACTCTGCAGGTGTGTCAGCAGCGAGTTGAAATCGGCTACGTGCTTGTAGAACTCCTCCTGCGCCAGGCGCTCCGCAAGCAGCCCGAGCTCTTCAGCCACTTCCCGGCGAAGATCGCCCGGCACGCCCGTGTCTGGCAGGGCCTCGATTTCCCGGCGATGGTTCTGCAAGTCGCGGATGGTTGCCTGGAGGCCGTTGTCGAAGGCGCGGCGAATCTCCTGTGCCCACTTGAGGTCGTCGTAGAGGGCAGAGCTTTCCGCCCCCAGGCGCTGCGGGGCGTCGGACGCATCGGTGAAGAGTACGTCGGCGATGTCTTGGGTGAGCCGGCGCATACGTTCGCCGCCGTGGATGCCCAAGCTGTCCAGCTTCTCGGCCAGGGGACCGCACTCGTGCTGGAAGCGCGGGAAGTGCTTCACGGCCGCCTTGCTGATCTCCTGCTCGAGCGGGATGATCATTTCCCCTGCGAGCTCGGTGAGCCGTTCCGCGGCTCGACCCAACGTATCAATGGACGGGCGTTCGTCGCGTAGGGAGACGCCGATCTGCTTGAATGCGTTGTTGGTCTTGAGCGCGTCGATCGCTTGCTGCCCTGCCGCCGTCACCTCGCGGCCCGAGACCTTGAGCTTGATCTCGCCAGCCATCAGCATGGCGGCGAGAATGTAGCGCGTGGTATCGGCCGACCAGCCGAAGGGCGCATCGGAAAAGTGGTCGAGGAGCCGTTTGCCCTCTACGGTACCGCTGCGTTCGATGTAGTCCCGGATGCTGATCATCGCCTTGTGATCGGTCTTGAACTGGGCGCGACCGGCAACGGTTTGCACGAACCCCAGCGGGTCGAGGCTGCTTCCAATAGCGGCAGGATTGGACGTCTTCAGGAACTTTTCGGCCGTGTCGGTTGCAGCACGCACCGGGGCTTCGGCATAGCGATCGAATACTTGCTCGGCAACGTCGACAAGCAGTTTCTTGGCCGCCTCGAGCAGGTCTGCATCCAGTGCCGTGACGGCCGTGACCTGGCCGCGGAACACGAACGACCCGGCTTGCAGGGTCTGTTTGATCTTGCTCTGAAGCTGGGTGCTGAGTTTCGCGGCACGATCCAACTGACCCGAACAGTAGTCCTTGATCTCCTGGTCGGGTTCGTTGCGATGAAGCTCCGCAATGCGCTGGCAGCGATAGATTTCCCCGGCCAGGTCGTCCAGCTCTGGATTCGTCCTCGCCAAGAGCCCGACCAGGTTCCGGCCAGATCGACTGCGGGAGTCGTCCAGCATTCGGTTCTTGGCGGCCTCGTAGTCGGAGGCCGGCACGAACTCGGCCACGGTCTGGATCGTGTTCTGCTCGCCAGCAAGGCTCGTAAGAGAGCTGCCCGCCTGGATCTTCAAGCCGCTGGCAACTGCCATGGTCCCGTGCAGACTGACCCGTGGGAGAGGATTGAATGCCTCGCGCAAGGCGTCGTTGAAGATGCGCTTTACGTCGACAGAGCGCAGTGGAATGCCACCGCGCTCCTGCTCAATGTCCCGCAGCTTTTCGCTCAGGAAGACCAGATTCCCATCCTTCTCCCCAAGCGGAACAAGTACATCGCCCAACATCTCGTCCACCGCCTTGCGGACGGCATCTGCCTGTGATGCCGCCGTGATCGACGGGTGCATGAGGTTTGCGACGTTCTGCACCGTGACCGGCAAGTTGCCCAGGATCTGCAAAACGGCGATGGTCTTGCCGATGTCTTGATGGAGCGGAGAGTCTGGATACCGAATCTGGACCTTGCCCACTGCCTGATGAATCGAGGGAAAGGCGCGACGGATGTCTTTTTCAAGCTCGTCGTATAGCGTGACGGTAGTGGCAAGCCAGCCGACCGGCTGGTCAGCCATGGCTTTCGAGCCACCTTCGCCACGCAGAACGTCCTGTATGACCTTGATTGCCGAGCGCAGCCCGATGCCACCGGTCGACTTGGCCAGTGCGCCCAGGAGGTGGAGCAGGATGTCAAAGTGCGCCGGCAGGAAGGGATACAGATTGATGAAGCTCTCCCGGCTGAAATCCGCGTCGTAGTACTTGGCGTCCTGCAGCTTGGTGTTGTGCCGCAGAGCCTGGCCATGCGCATCAAACAGCTTGCCAAGCTCAGCGTCGCCGGCAGGCGACTTGCCCAACAGACGGCGGTAGCAGATTTCCTTGATGTCGCTGGACTCGAGGTCAATCTGGATTGGGAAGCGATCCTTGAGCTTGAAGAGCTGCGGCGAGTTGATGCTGGCGCGCGGGTCGTCTTCGGTCAGGGTTTGCTGCGCGGTGGAAATGATCCAGACCTTGCCGTCGCCGAGCCGCTTGAGGTTCTTGGCGAGCCCATCCAGGTTGAGAATGAGGTTGTCGCGCGATGCCACGTACTGCCCGACCTCGTCGATGACGAAGATGATGTGCTGCTTGCCGCTCTTCTCGCGCACGATGTCGATCATTTCCTGTACGCGCTGGTCCTCGAACTGGAAGAAGCCCTCGGTACTGGAAGAAAACGACTTGGCCTCAGGGAAGAGCGCGGGGTACATCTCGTGGGCGATCTTGGGGATCAGACCGTCGATGGCGAGCGGGTTGTTCTGAACGCGCGCCCAGGTGGCTCCGGGCAGCGCTTTGGCGATCTTGTCGTGCAGCTCCGCGGTGCGGCCATCCTTTTCGACCATCCGCTCGAAAGCAGCCACTTTGAGGTTTCGTGAATATCCCGCCCACTGGAGCACTTTGAAGTACAGAACCGTGGAGACGTCTTCCATCGTTGCGCCCGCGAGCATTTCACTCGCGAGGTCCAACATGACGACCGCGGCCGGGAATCGCTGCGCCACCGTAGAAAGCAGCGCCTTTGTCTGGGGCTGATGCAGGCGATTCTGGAGGTGTTTCAGGAACGGCGTCCCGTCGATGACACTACGATCGTCGAACGCCAGACCGAGGTACTTGGTGAAGGAGCTCTTACCAGAGCCATAGAAGCCGGAGACCCAGACACCGACCTCGTTCTCGCCCCCGGATTCCATCGCCAACTGCATCTTGGAGAGCAGGTCGTAGAACTGCTTCTCGATGTGCTCGGTGACGACATACTCCGAGATTTCCGCCTTGAGTCGGTTCTCCTGCGAGACGCCGTAGGCGATGACCTTCTCGATGGTCCTGGAGATGTCTTTACTGGGATCGAAGAGAGAACGGATCGTCATGGTCTTGTCCTTGCAATCTCAAATCGGTTAGCCGCCTACGTGGACGGACCGATAGTTGCCATCCTCCGGGTAGAAGCCCAGGAACTTCAGGCGAGTTGTCCCAGTGCGCACGCCTGGGTACAGAAACACGGTCGGCACATGAAACTTGCCCTGGAGCTGGCTTTCGATGGCACCGATGCGTAGGAAGGGATGAAGTGCCTCCAGGTCGGTGACCAGCAGCAGGGCGTTTCGCTTTCCCTCCAGTGGCTCCAGGGTCGCCTCCAGCCGCTTGAGGAGCGCGTTGTCGGCCATCAGAATGTCGGCAAGTGCCTTGTTGGTCCGGGACCAGTCCAGAGGTGCGGATTTGTCCTCCATGACGCAGAGCGACCAGAAGGGGTCGTCTTTCAGCAGCTGCCAGATTTGCTCGGCGATTGAGAATGTATGTACCTCCCAACCTTCCTGATGAAGCTTGGCAATCCAGGCCGGCGTTTGACGCTTGACCTCGAGAATCAACTTCGGATCGAACACGAGGTAGTAGATCGGCTCGAAGCTCGCATGGCCGAGCTCGCGCCCATGCCGGATGCGCTCCCGCAGTTCATCAAAGTCAGCTTTGAGCGAGGACATCGCAGAGCGCCTCCATGTGAGGGTGTTTCCAACTAATACGCACGACATCGGATGCTGCTTGGACGATCAGCAGCCCCTGCAGTGATAGTCGCTTGATCTCCTCCAATACGTCGTCGCGCGCCAAACCAAACACCTGCCAGTCCTCATGCGACAACAGCGCGTTGTCTCCCACGCCCGCGAAATGCAGTTCGTAAGCGAGGTAGGCAGCGACACTCGGCGAAATCCGGAACGGGACAATGCGGCGGCTCTTTCGTATTCCGCGTTCGAGCAAACCGTAGTCGGCGCAGCAGCCTGTCAAGTAGCCGGAGACACGGCGAATGGTCGTTTCGGACCAGCGCCTCGCGGTCTTGCCGTCATCGATGCCGCGCTCTACGAATGCACGCGCATCTTCATTCGAAATTTCCGTGTATCCGCCTTCGTAGCGACTCCAGTACACCTGCCGAACAAAATCGCCAAGAATCGGGTTGGCTCGGCAGGTGAACAACAGCATGAGCTGGCTGATCTCACTGGCCGACAGGCGCGGCAGAAGCCTCTTCAGATGGTGAGCCGGTGCTCCTTCTCGCACGAGGTACCTAGGGGCAAAGCTCTCGACGATGATGTTCCGAAGGCGTCGCGCCGTGATGGTCGGGAATCGACCCGATTCCAGCGCCTTTTGGAATAGCTCGGTTGTGGACATTCCTGGCGTCCACAGGTCGAGCAGCGTTTTCGTCTCGTCTACAAGGCCGAGACCAGCTTGCAATTGGGTGGTGTAGGGTCTTGTCTCTGCCACGTTCACCCCATGAGATACGGATAAGCGCGGGTCTGGTTGGCGAAGGCAAAGAAATAGCCTGCGGCGATTGCGCTCGAAACTTCGTGCGTTCCAAACTGATCGATTCCACCAACAGAGGCCGGGCCCTCCATCGCGCTCTCCTTGCTATCAACCATCTGGGAGAGCGCCGCAAGTGCTACGTCTTTGCCTTGCACCGCGCTTTGAAGAATCCGTATCCCCTCATCTGTGCCCATCAGCGCGTGCAGGTCTTGCTCCACCTCTTCAGGCAGCCTGAACAGATGGAAACTGCCTACGTTGACCTGCTCGTCGTGAAGCCGTCTCGCCGCCTCAACCACGCCGTGGTACTGAGCAAGTGGGGCTGTTTTCGGCACCACGAATTCGAGCGAGCGCAGGCTGTAGTCGCCAAAGAATGAGGTGTTCCACCAGGCGAACTGAGACCGCTCCCCCAGGAACCCAACAAGCAATCTCAACCTGAGTATCGTTGGGAGATATGCTTCGCTCGTTTTATCAGTCATGGTCGGTTCGTACTCTTCTTGTTAATTGGTCGCTGCTCCGGCGCGGCCGCTCGGCGCTGCCTCTGGGATGCGGTATCCCGGAGCCAGGATGGCGTTCTTCACCCCATAAAGCGCCAAGTGATCCTTGAGCCACAACCGATATTCGTGCCCACGCAGGCTGTGATCGGGCGAGCAGTCCACGCTCCACTTGCGGAGGATGTAACCGGCTGTCGCCGCGCGCAGCTTCATGCGTAACGCGCCACCCTGCATGCCGTAGTCCATCTCGGTGATCTCCGGCCGCGGCTGGTCCGGATGGGGTACGAGCTCCAGCTCGACGATCCGGGTCCACTGGATGTCCTGATCAGGCCGTTCATGTCCTTCGACCCCCGCATCCTTGAGCACCTTCGGTCTCTTGATGCGCGTGATGACGAAGTCGCGAAAATCCTGGGTCTTGCGGTCGAAAGCACGGACGTGCCAGCGCAGACCGTTGTCGATCAGCGCGAAGGGGGCGATTTCCCGCTCCGTGCGGCCGCTGGAGATCGAGTGGTACTCAATTCTGAGCAGGCATTCCTGGTGAATGGCTCGCGTAACACAGGCCAGTATGTCGAGATCCGGATAAGCGAGTCGTGATGGAATCTCGCTGGCTACCCATGGCTTGAGTCGCGTGGGTTCCCCATCCCCAAACCCCTGCGTCAGCCACGACAGCACACGCTCGGGCGGAAAATCGAAGACCGGCTTGAAATCCGGACCCAGGACATAGGACTTGCCCTTGGGGTCGTAGTCGATGTTCCCCGGAGCCAACTCCTTGTAAAGCGCTAAGTCCCTTGTGGCGGCGGCAGACTGGATACCGAACCGCGAAACCAGGTCCTGGCGGCGGATCTCCCCGATGAAGAGCACACGCAGCTCAACGAACGCGAGGCGATCGCGCTGCGGCTGGGTTAGATCGGCAAGCTGTTCGTTCGGCATTCTGGCTCCTTCGGGTTGGCGAAGGCTTGTGGGAATTATTGCGGGAAGTATATGGTCTGCCCTAGAATGTGTCCATAGAATTGTGGTGTTAACTGTGTGCGTTGCATTTTGATTACCGTTGCCGCACCCAACGGAACCTGCTCAGGGCCGTTCGGCACGCCTGGAGGGTGGCTACACCTGCTTGAAGGCAGATCCATATGGGAGAGATCAACTATGAGTAGTGGCCGCTGGGACCAGCCGGGCATACCTCATAAAGGCTGGCACTGCGTGGATGTTGTCGACCTGCGGGCCGATGGGGAGCCTGCCGACGAAGCCGATTACGCGACCTGCCAGATGTGCGGCAACGAGAAGATTCGCTACGTCCACATCATGGAGCACCCGGACCTGGACGAACACTTCGAGGTCGGGTGTGTCTGCGCCGAAAAAATGAGCGACGATTACGAAGGGCCCCGACGGCGTGAGGCCCGACTCAGGAACCGCGCGGCCCGTCGCTCTCGGTGGCTGCACCGTAAATGGCGGATCTCCGCGAAGGGCAACAGCTTCCTCAATCTCGAGGGTTACAACCTTGTGGTGTACCCGACAAAAACACGCCGTTGGGGCTACAAGATTGGCGACCGGTTTGGGCCGAAGACCTATCCGACCGCAGAGGAGGCGAAACTGGCACTGTTCGACGATTTCTGGGCAGCCACTCAGGACGACGACAGGTTATGGGCGAGCGATTGAGCCAGGGAGTCGGTCCGTGTCATCTGAGTTACCCACCAATCCCTCCCGAGACGGCAATTCCCTGCTCAAGGGCAAACGGCCAGAGCTGATCGAACTAATCGCTGACACACTCCATTCCGTGAAGGCCTATGACCTACCGGCGGAATGCGAGCGGCTCGGTTTGACTCCGGGCACCGGGAACGAGGCCCACTCCAGCAAGCGGGTCTACGTGCGAAGTCGCCTGCAAGGATTGAGCAACGATCAGCTTTTACAACTTGCACGCCAAGTCGAGCGGGACCACATCAGCTTTCGCCTGACCGAATTTCTTCGACTGCTCGGCGAGTCAAACGACGGTCAGGCAATCACGGAACTGACGCGCCGCTCCATCATCAAGGCGCTCAACAGTATTGACCTCTTCGGGGAGCTCTCCCTCGTCGATCAACTATCCAAGCTCTGGCCACTGACTGAGATGCCGGGTTGGGAGTTTGAAGTGAACTTGGCGGAGTCCATTCACCAGCATTGCGTGAGGAACGACGACTGGAGCAACGCCGACCTCCTGGAGGCCGTTGGTGCGCTGACGTGTTCACGCACACTGTTTTTCCACCTTCTTGAGTCCATCGTCTCCCCGAACGCACGCCGAGGGAAGGAGCAGACCGATCTCGTTGATGCCCTGAACAGCCTTCTCAAGGCAGACGGTTACCGCCTCCGGCCATCAGGGAACATCTCAGGGCATACCACCTTCTCGGTGGCACGCCTGAGCGATGGTGTTTCCGGTGCCCCAAAGAACCTGATATTCGCGTCGACCGGTCCCAAGCCAGAAATCGTGATTCAGGATGCGATCAACAACGACATCCGGATTGTTCGGCACGGAGAGCATTGTCTCGTCTACGACCGCCCCATCCAGAGCGGTGGCCTCAACAAGGCGGAGATGCTGTCATGGTGGAAGGATGGACAGGGCATCGTGGACGATGCGGAGGCAAGGCGATCGCTCTCTCAAAGACTCATGGCATCGCTCGCGTCGAAAGGTGAGCAGAACGTCTTCGGCGTCTACTACCGCGCCTTCAAAGATCTAGGCGACACACTGCCGGCCCTGATTCCGCAGGTCTACCTGCATTACGACCCGTACACGCTGGCCCAGCTCGGCGGGGTTGGGCGGCTGCCGCGGCAGCGCATGGACTTCTTGCTCCTGTTCAGCGACGCCGGGCGCGTGGTTATTGAGGTCGACGGATCTCAACACTTCGCGGAGGATGGGAAGCCATCTCTCGCCAGGTACTCGGATATGGTGGCGGCAGACCGCGACCTCCGACTTGCGGGATACGAGGTCTATCGCTTCGGCGCCAACGAGCTCACAGGCCAAGGATCAGCAGAGCGAATCGAGGAGTTCTTTCGCCGCCTCCTTCGGAAGCACGGAGTCCTGTCTGGGGCTACCCTGGCTCAGTAACGCCACGCGAGAGGAACCAGATGGGCGGACGCTGGTTCAATTCCGGATTCGGGAATCGAACTGGCGGCCGATTTGAGGCACTTGGCGGATGCCGGCGCTGGCAGGAACTGTTAGGATTGCTGGCAACAAGGGCTGGGATTCCGCTTCTTTCCGCAGGAGTTTGCAGCGGCTCTAAGGCGCTGAGTTACATAGGTTTGGCGCAGGCTGCCGCCCCACCGATTCCCCGCAGGAGTCCGAACCATTCCGCACGAACCCGCAGGAACCCTCGCCAGCCCGCACGGTCTGATGGCAGGTCCTTGATTTTGAACAACCTGCTTGACCAGTCCGCACTTGCGGACTGCGGACTTTCGGTATGCCGGCAATCCGCTTGTAACCGTGGTCGGATGCCGCCGTGTTTCGAAACGTCGGTACTTGTCGACATCTACCGACGAAACGGAACAAGTGCCGACGCGGGAAGACCTTTCTGGATTGCCACTACCATCCACGCCGGCAGGTGAGTCCTGGTTTCGAGCACGGCGTTCCAGTCATCCCGCCCGATGCGCCCAACCAACTTGCCGACCGTGGTTTCGGCGAGGTCCGGGCCAAGCCATTCAAGGGCTCTGACGACATCACCGGCGAGACTATCGCCCAGCACCAACATCCACCTGGGGGCACGGCGGATCTCGATGACCTGCTTGCCGAGATTGAGCGTCCGCGCGCGGCCGTCGGTCAGGTAGATCTGTCGGACGGGGACCTGCGTGGTCAGCCCCAGGGCACTGGCCGCAGCCGCGCCATGACGGACGATGGCGTGCCCCGTGATGCGCGCGAGGGACTGGACCAGTTTGTCGGCGGGCGGCGGGACTGGACCGAAGCGGCTGGCCGTCACGGCGACGTACATGCCGCGCGCCACGCGCCTCAAACGCCCATGCCGTGCCAAGCGAACCAACTGCCGCGACGCTTGATCGCGATTGACCAAGTGCTCCAGGTCCAGGCTCCTGAGCAAGGCGCCCTCCGGCTGCGCATCGATCCAGCGGCTGACGATCTCAGTTTGTTTGGCCATGGGCAACGACCGCAGACTGGCTGGTTGATATCTGCAGGCACGACTCCTCGTAGGCTTCGATGTCGACTTGGCGGTAAATCACCCGACCACAGAGTTTCAGGAATTTCGGCCCAATTCCCACGCTACGCCAGCGTTCGAGGGTGGCTTCGCTGATACTCCAGCGGGC